CGATCTACCGCACTGAGGTGCTGTGCCAGCACGTCGCGCAGATCGTCCCGTCGGCACTGCCGGCGGCGGACTGGGCGAACCTGGCGGACGAGGCTAGCGAGGTCCAGGACGGCGCGTATCTCGTGTTCGGGGTGGACCTGTCGTGGGACCGCAGTGTCGCGTCGGTCGCTGTCGCGGGGACTCGGGCTGACGGCCTGGTGCACGTACAGGTCATCGGCGTGTTGGACCCGACGACGGTGGTCGCGTGGCTGCGGGAACGGGTCCGCCGCTGGGCACCGATCGCGGTCACGTTGCAGGGGACGGGCGCACCCGCGTCGAGCCTGGCGAACGAGCTGGAGGGCATCGGCTGTCCGGTGCATCCGGTGAACGGCAGTGACGTCGTGAAGGCGGCGGGTTCGATGTACGACGCGATCAAGGCTGGCCGCGTCCGGCATCTCGGAGACCCGGCGTTGCATCAGCAAGTGGAACTGGCCGTGTCTCGCCGTGTCGGCCAAGCCTGGGCGCTGGACCGGCGTGATTCCCCTATCGACATCAGTGGCTTGGTCGCGATCACGGAGGCGTTGTGGGTGCTGGACGAGCTGGTCGGTTCAGCGGACTACGACGTCTCGGCGTCGGTGGCCTGACGGATCTGCTCGACGTCATCGGCTTGGCTCTGGTGGCGATCGGCGTGTGGGGCGTCCTCGGCGTCTGGTTTGCGGTTCTGGTGTGCGGCGGCGGCGTGTTGCTGCTGTCTCGGGGTCTGACGGTGCGGGCGCAACGGCGTAAGGCGCGGACGGGGAGCGAGGTCGCATGAGCCTGCTCTTTGAGAACCGCGAGCTGACGTTGGGTAGTGCGCTGCTGGCCGTCGGACGGAACATGCGCTCGAGCCAGTCTCGCCCGGCGGTGACGGGCGATACGGCGCTCCGGCATTCGGGCGTGTGGGCGTGTCTGCGGCTGCGTGCAGACCTGGTGTCGATGATGCCGGTGGACGTGTACCGCCGCACAGCGGGCGTTCAGGTCGAGATGCCTAAGGGGCCGGTCCTGGTAACCCCAGATGGCAAGGGCATCCGACGGTGGATGTACTCCACCCAGTTCGACCTCGATCGCTACGGAAACACGTTCGGCATCATCACTGAGCGCGATGGAGGTGGCCGCCCGGCCCGCATCGACCTGGTGCCGGCGGCCGAGGTGACCGTTCGCGCGAAGGGCGCGATCGTCACGGAGTACATGATCGCTGGAGAGCGGTACGCCCCGGGTGACGTGTGGCACGAGACCCAGTTCACCGCGGCTGGCCTTCCGGTTGGCTTGTCGCCGATTGCCTACGCCGCATGGACGATCGGAACCTACCTGTCGGCGCAGGAGTTCGCATACGGCTGGTTCGACTCGGATGCGGCCCCCGCCGGGCATCTGCGTAACACGCTCAAGCCGACGATCGGAACGGACGAGGCGTCAGAGGTCAAGTCTCGATGGAAGGCATCCGTCGCCAATCGCGACGTGTTCGTCACGGGCCGCGACTGGGAGTACACGATGAACGCCGTCCCGGCGTCGTCGGTGATGTTCCTAGATGAGATGAAGTTCGGCATTGGTGACGTGTGTCGATTCTTCGGCGTTCCCGGCGACATGATCGACGCGGAGACGTCGACCGGCGCATTGACCTACGCGAACATCACGCAGCGGAACCTCCAGTTGCTCATCATGAACATCGGCCCAGCGATCGGCCGTCGCGAGGACGCACTCACCGAGACGACTCCTGACGCTCAGTACGTGAAACTCAACACCGACGCCGTGCTCCGCATGGACCCCGAGACGCGCGCCCGGGTCCTCGGCCAGCAGGTCCGCGACAAGCTCCTGACTCCGTCGGAGGCTCGCGAGCTGGACAACCGGCAGCCATTCACCGACGCCGACTACGCCGAGTTCGACCGGCTGTTCGGCAACCCGAACAAGTCGACTCCTGCTGCGGTGCAGGCGAAGTCCCGGCGCGTGGAGTACGCGGCGGACGGCGTGCGGTACGTGGAGGGGTGAGCGATGCCGGGGCTCAGTGACCACGGGCGCGCCGCGCGCCTGGCCGGTTTCGCCAGCGCGGCAACGTTCCTCGCGGCATGCGCGGGCGATGACGGGGTGGGCCAGGCGGGCGCCCGTGTACCGCTGTCGTGGTCGCCGCCGACCGAGGGCCGGATGGTGAACGCGGCCCAGCTGCGGATCGTCGTGCCGGCGGGCTCGGTCGTGGAGTATCTGGCGTACTGGTCGGCCGCGTCCGGCGGCGACCTGCTTGGCTCAATGCGAGTCGACCGTGAAGTGTTCGCGAACGGTGGCGTGGTCGTGATCGGCGCCGGTGATCTGGTCGAGGAGCAGGACTGATGTCTGACTCCTCGATCGGCATCACGACCGGCACGGATGCGCAGGTCGACACGCGGACCGTCGAGAACGGCGACCACCGTCAGGTCGTGGCGATCGGCGACCCAGCGACGGGCGCAAATGTCGCTGCGGTGTCCGCGTCCGGCGCCGTCAAGGTCGACGGGTCGACGGTGACGCAGCCGGTGTCCGGCACCGTGACCGTGTCGAACCCGACGGCGAACCCGGAGACCGGGCTCGCGAAGGACGCGACCCTGACGGACGGGACGCAGAAGACGCAAATCGTGGACGCGGGTGGTGCCGCAGTCGACATCACGTCGGATGGTGCGCTCGTCGTCTCCCCAGCGAAATCGACACGGCAGACCGGGAACATCACGTCGTCGAGCACGACGCTCGGCCCGTGGTCCTGCGCCGACTACACGACGGCGCTCCTCACGGTCCGCGGTACCTACGCGGGCGTGAACCTCACCGTCGAGGTCAGCGACAACGGCACGGACTGGTTCGGCGTCGTGGTCGCTCGCCGCGACTCGCTCACAGCGCCCGCGACGACGACGGGCGTCATCACCTCGAACGCGTCTATCTCCTACCTCGTGGACCTAACCGGCTGGACACAGATCCGCGTCCGGTCGACGGCGTACACGTCGGGCACGGCCGTCGTCGGCCTCACCCTCTCGTCGGCGCCTGCGAGCGCGGTGCGGACGCACTCGACAAACAGCACCATGAGCGTGTCGGGCACCGCGACGACGACGCCGGCCACCCCGACCCCGTCCGCGGTCAACTCCGCGGCGAGCACGAATGCGACGGCGGTCAAGACCAGCGCGGGCACCCTCTACTCGATCACCGCGTCGAACACAAACGCCGCGGTTCGCTACCTAAAGCTCTACAACAAGGCCAGCGCCCCGACCGTGGGCACGGACGTGCCCGTGCTGACGATCCCAATCCCGGCTGGATCTGTTGTCACGGTCCCGTTCGGGTCGCAGGGCTACCGGTTCGCCACCGGGATCGCGCTCGCGATCACCGCCGCGGCGGCCGACACCGACACGACCGCCGTCGCCGCGTCCGAGGTCAAGGTCTTGTCGTCCTACATCTGAGGGGCGAGTCGTGACGCTACTGATCCTGCTGCGGAACACGCGGACCACCGCCCAAGATGCGGGCCACCCGGTTGTCGACGAGCACGTCGCGAGCCCGTTCCGGCGGCCGTTCGTCACGCCGCGACTCCCGCAGCCGCGCACCGTCCACGTCGCGGCCACAACGCGACTCGGTAGTCGCCGTCACGTCACGCTCCGCACCGAGCGGGCGACTGCCGGCAGGGCGTCGACGGCCTCGCGGACGACGGTCTGCGTGTCGCGTCAGGCACCCGCTCGGGCCGCGACGATCCGGCGCGGCGCCCGACATGTGAGCGTCATCACGACCCGCGCCGCCCGCGTCCACACCATCCGCACCTACCGGCAGCAACGCGACGACCTCGCCCTGCTCCTGCTCATGGAGGACCGATGACTGACCTGCACGAGGCCGCGCGCCAGCGGCGCGACCAGGTTCGCACCCGAGCGGACCGGCCGTCGCAGCGGCGTAGTGCCGTGGATGGGTGGGCGAACTACACGCGGGCAACCGAGGCGGGCATTGAGCTTCGGGCGGCGAGCACTGAGGATCGCCTGCACTTCACGGGACACGCGACGACCTACGAGCGCGGCTACGAGATGTGGGACTGGGCCGGCCCGTACACGGAGATCGTGTCAGCGGGTGCCGGCGCGAAGTCGTTGATGACGCCGAACCTGGACGTCCCCCTCGTACTGGACCATGA